AATGAAGATGGACACAGACACAGATTGAATATCCCAAGTTGCTCCAGTTGTGCAAGAGCAAGACGAAAACTATTATCAGCAGCACAGAAACTCGTTAATAGACAACTACACCCTACCGATTGGGTTAAAGGACATCTCCATTATTACAATGCAGAGATTCTGGATGAGGTCATTGAGAAATAATTATGGCCAGTAAGAAGAAAACATTTCAAGCTCTGAAGGGCACCACATTTGGTCAACTGTTCGATCTCCCTGTCGAAGCAGATCCTCCACGGATTAACCCAATTGACAATCAGGAGTTCGACGAGAATGTTGTTGCTATCTGCAAAGGATTTCTATATGGGGTGATGATGGACCACACCCAGCCTTCATATGTGAGAATAGAAGCAAGCAGAGAACTTCTTAATAGAGCACTAGGTAAACCAGTCACAAAGAACTTCACAGCAGAAGTAGATCCAGAGTCGATCTATGATACTCTACCGAAAGTGATTCAGCGTCCTAAAGAACAGGAACCCACAGAGTAATGGGAACCATTCGTCTCGGTGAAGTAGTCAATAAGAAAACCAACACGATAGATCTCGTAGATTGGCAAATGGCTTTCGTCGCCAGTGAAGCCCGATATAAAGTTGCTGTCTGTGGTCGCCGTAGTGGAAAAACAACGGCAGCCTCTACACTGATTTATGTAACCGCAGTGGAGCAACCAGGTGCTGAAATATGGGCTGTAGCAAAGACTTACGCCCAAGCAAAGAAACTCTATTTCACTGAATTACAGAAACTCTTTCCCAGAAGATTCATAAAGAATATCAATAGATCAGAACTTTCTATTGAGTTAATCAATGGGTCTCTGATCACTTTGAAGGGAGCAAACAACCCCGATAGTCTGTTAGGTAGCGGTCTAGATTTGCTGATTATTGACGAATTTCAGAGCCAAGACCCTGAGTTGCTGGACTACTTAACACCGATGCTCTCAGACAGGTTCGGTAAGCTCGTTTTAATCGGAACGCCCCGTGGATACAATCATCTGTATGAAGCCTATCAACAAGGCAGAGACACACCGGGCTGGTTTTCTATAAAGGTCACTACTGAAGAAGCCGGTGTAATTCCTGAAGAAGAGATTCAAGCAGCCAAAGAACGAATGGACGAGAAGATGTTCGAACAGGAGTTTAATGCCTCTTTCGAGAATATGCTCGGCTTGGTCTATTACGCCTTTTCTATGGAACCTGGCGGCAATGTGAAACCCTTACAGGAGTTCAAGCATCTTCCACTATGGGTGGGGCTCGATTTCAATGTGGATAATATGAATGCCGTTGTGCTACAGACTCCGATTATCAATGGGAAACAAGAGGCACATTTCATTGATGAAATTCAATTGACCTATCAAGCAGATACGACTAAGATGATTAAGGAAATCAAAACAAGATACCCAGGTAGAAATATTATTATCTGCCCCGATGCTTCTGGTAGGAATAGAAACTCAGGCTCTGCAGAATATGGATCCAGTAATCACACTCTATTAAAGCAAGCAGGCTTCCCAATCAAGTTTCAACACGGAGGCAATCCATACATCGAAGACCGAGTTGTTTTACAGAACTCCTTAATAAAGAACGCCAATGGGATTCGCAGACTATTCGTTGATCCTAAATGTAAGAACATCATCAAGTTCTATACCCAGCGTCCATATGAGAAAGGTATCCCACTTAAGGATGGTAAGGTCGATCATATGGCTGATGCAGCAGATTACGCATTATGGGAGACTTTCGCCGCTACCAATTCAGTTCAATATGGTAGAATGAGATAAATACGCTACAAAAGGTAGGACAATCAATGATTCCAGCAAACCAAATATTATTAAAGAGCTCAAGTTTCGTGCCAGTCGAAACTATGTGGCGTATGGTAGATTGTCTCTACGGCGGCACAGAAACAATGCGTGAAGCAGGTCGAGAATATCTCCCACAAGCAAGCCGCGAACTGGATGCAGATTATGCGAACCGATTAACACATTCGGTTCTTGCGAACTTCTACAAACAGGCAGTCATTTCCTCAAACGATTTGGTTTATAACAACGGGATTCAAGTATCGAGTTCCACACCCACTGTCGATCAATTCTTTACTGATGTGAATGCTAAAGGTGATAACTTAGAAACTTTTATGCGTGAAGCAGGTAAATCTGCCATTCAATATGGCATCTCCTATCTGTTTACAGACTACACGAGAGGTTATGATGAAACTCCAACAGAGTATGATCGTCCTTACTGGTGTATTGTCGAAGCACCTGATATGATTGCTATTGAAAGCAGGTTGGTCAATGGCGTCGAAACAATCTGCCATGTCCGTTTCAGAGAGACCATAGTTAAGAAATACACAACTCCAAGTGGATTAACTAATTCTGCAACAACAAGTTTTGGAGTTGAAGAAGTATCACAAGTGAAGTGCTATTACTTGAATACAGAAGATCCTGACTATCACTATGTGACCTATGAAATTTATCAACCAAATGTAAATGGCGATCAGTGGGCTGTAGTTAGAGAAGGAATTGTTGAAGGAGTCATTAGAATTCCTATGGTTCCCTACTATGGTAATAAGACAGGATTCTATATCGGCAGACCACTCTATTCTGATTTGGCTGAATTGAATGTGAGACACTGGCAGTCCTACTCCGATCAAACAAACCTATTGCACTATGCACGATTCCCAATTCTATTTGCTAATGGCATAGATGATGTTGGGCCGGATGGCAAGCCTGTTGAAATTCAAATTGGTGCAAATACAGTTCTTAGAACAAGTAATCCAAATGCAGATATGAAATTCGTTGAGCACACTGGTGCGGCTGTGGATTCAGGACAAGTTGATCTGGACAAGTTACAAGAATATATGACCATCTTTGGCCCCACACTTGCAGTCAATGCTGGTGGTAATGGATCTACTGCGACTGAGTGGGTGCTTAGAGCATCGGCTTTGAACACCACATTGAAATCATTAGCGGAGAATGCGATGAACGCATTGAATCACCTAATGAGTTTCACAGTTCCATACTTGAGTGAAGCAGTTATGCCGGTCTTCTTGATTGAGCCGAGAGTGCTAGATATTCCTTCGAATACATCGACTCAGCCGGCATCTGCCCCAAATAGAACAGTTGATAATATAGCCAATAATGGCTCAGACCTACTGGCAACCACAGCCACTGCCAGCGAATACTTATAAGGAAATGAAATGACATTAGAAGAACAAATTGAAGCACTGAATAAGAAGAACAAAGAACTTCTTGATGAAATGGCCGGACTTAAAGGATTGAAGAAAACCTTGGATGACCTTGGCGGACTTGATACGATTAAGAGCACCATTGAATCTAGTGAAGAGTTTAAGAAAGCCGTAGCAGCGAAAAGTAATGACTTAGAAACTGTGCGTGCTCAATTGACAGGACAGATCACAGAAGCAAATAAGAAAACCGAAGCACTTAAGAATAGAGTTGCGACTACGAAACTCAATGAGAAACTCAAATCGGTTGTTACTGAACAGGGTGGTAATTGGGAAATTCTAGAACCCCACTTAAGAAGCCGTGTCAAGTATTCCTATGACGAAGACCAAGACGATGTGAAGATTGATGTCCTGGACTCCAAAGGACAAAATCTTATGATTAATGGTGCTCCGGCCGATTTGAATGCTCTTGTTGGTGAATTCAAGCAACACGATACTTTTAAGAAGACTTTCGAGATAAATACAGCACGCAGCGGAACCGGAGTCCCTCCATCTGCTAATGGTAAGTCTTCAGCAACATCGAATAACCCATTCGTTAATGGTAATCTCGATGAACAGACGAAACTCTACCAAAAGAATCCTTCATACGCCAAGAAATTGATGGCAGATGCAGGAATGAAAGTTTAATAGAAATTCTAATTTGGGTTGTGCCCAGTAAGAGTTTCACAATAGTCGCTCCTGTGGAGCAAGCAATGAGGGTTGTGCCCTTATTGAAAATCATAAGCCAATTTTTGATAAGGAAAATATATCATGGCAGTTACAAGAATCGCGGATGTTATCATCCCAGAGGTGTTTACACCTTATGTTTTACAAATGGCTGAAAAGTCAAACAATATGATTAACTCGGGTGGTATCGTAGTTGATCCGTTCCTAAGTGCTTTTGCACTCGGTGGTGGTAATACTATCACAATCCCAAGTTGGGAAGCAATTGACCAATTCACTGGCACATTCGATCCACAGTTGGATGACCCAGCAGTTATGGCTCCAGTTAATGCTGTTAAAGCAGAAGCAGAAGTTGCTGTGAAGCTCTCCGATGTGAAGACTTGGGGTGCTGCTAATTTGGCATCGGCCTTGGCTGGTTCCAACCCACTCAGTCAGGTTGCTGACAAGATTGCTAAGGCAATCAATACAAATCGCCAATTCAAGATTGTTTCGGCATTAACTGGTTTGTTTGCTGGCCCATTGGCTGCAACCAACTTGGTCGATGCATCTGCAGCACCTTTTGAAGCAGGCCTCTTGATTGATGCTCTTGCTCCTTGGGGCGATATGGCCAATGAAGCAGTCGTTTTGGTTGTTCATTCGGCAGTTTATCGTTCTATGCAGAAAGAGAACTTGATCACTTTCCGTCCATTGTCTGAACAGAATATCCTGTTCCCAGTCTATATGGGTCAGTATTTGATCGTTGTTGATGACACTGTACCTGTTACTGGCGTTGCTCCAGCACTTGTCTATACATCCTACTTGCTGAAGCCTGGTGCTATCCGCATTGGTGTTGGTGCAGGTGAAACTATCCTTCACGAAGAACCTCTGCAAGCAGGTGGTGCTGGTGTTGAATACTTCATTCAGCGTGACACATATGTTCCTCATGTAGTTGGAACAGCTTGGATTGGAACAGCAACCGGTGCAGGACCGCAACCAGCGGCTCTTTCGAACGGTGCAAACTGGGCTGCGGTTTATACACCGAAGCACATTCCAGTTGCTGCTTTGCTTTCATTAGCCGGAGCGTAATTGATACGGGGGCTTCGGCCCCCATTTTAAAGGAAATGAAATGACAGTATTTAAAGCACTTGATGTATCCGAACAACTTGCACAGAACGCCCAAGCCAGCCGTTCTAGAGAAGCTCGTGATCAAAAGTATTTCGTTCAAAGCCTGTTTAAGGAAATAGAAATTCTTAAACAACAGAATTCAAACATTTCAGCAGAACTTGCTGATCTTAGATTATTGCTGAGAGAAGCACTTGGTGAAAAGAAGCCAAAGAAAGCCGCTCTCGAACAAAAGGCAGAATAAATGACTGCAACCCTGATAGTTCAAACCCCTGGTGCGATTGTCCCCAATGCGAACACCTACCTTGATGTGGCAATGAGTGATATTCTTGCAGCCAAGTATGGGTTGACTGCTTGGGTTGATAGTCTGTTAGACAAAACAACTCCACTCTTTGTGGCTACTCAATATCTTGAGAGCACCTATAGTGGTAGTTTCAGAGGTCGCTTATTGGATCCGACACAACCACTGAGTTTCCCCCGCACAACTTTCTACAAGAGCAACG